TTATTTATGCCTCTTTGCAATCATTTTAATAAATTGAGCAATATCATTTGCCATATCAATAATTTCATCTTGACTCATTGTATCTAAATCATAACCGCCAAATTTAGCAAACATATCTTGTTTTAATATAAATTGCAAGGCTTCTTCTGGTGATGTAAAGAAATCATCATGATTTTCACCTAAGAGTTGAGAACTTGTACAATGAAAAATATGTGATAATTTTTCAATCATTTCAATCTTTGGTTCACTTCTTTCCTTCTCCCATGAAGAAATTGTTTTGCCACTAATCTCTAATAATTCACCTAGCTCATCTTGAGTTAAGTGTTGCTCCTCGCGCATTTTTTTGATATTGTCTCCAAGGACTGACATAGCAATCACCTCTTTAAAACCGATTATATACCTTTAATATTAAAAAAACAATCAAAACTCTAAGTTTCTTAGAAATCGTATTGAAATTCTACAAATCTTAGAGTAATATAAACTTACAATTGGTAATATTTACCAAAACTTAGAAAAGAGGAGAGAGCATATGAGATATTCAGAGGAACAATTAAAAACAATTAACAACATGAAACTTTATTTAAAAGGTATGAGAGAACTGAGTCGTGAAAGAGAATATTTATTAGAGGAATTTAATGAGGAACCAGCACCTCATTCACCATCGTTTGAAGAAACAAAAGGAACATCATTGTCACAGATCACACGAATGAATGATTATACTTTTAAAAGAGAATTATTATCTAAAAAGATTCAATTATTAAGTGATATTATTAACAATTTTATGATCAAGACACTATTGTTACCAACGAGACAAAGACAGATCTTAGAAACTTATATTACGACTTTAACATATAAAGAGATGATAGATACTCTAAATGATAAATATTATATAAGTACAAGTACATATAAAAGAGAATTACCTGAAATATGTTTATCTCTTTCACAATATATAACAAGTCCATTACCTTCTATTGATGAAATTAATCGTAAATTCTTAAGTGAAATTTAAATAATGAATACTTTTTGAACTTATCTTGAACCTAGTTATAACCAATAGAAGGGTGTTAAGATGATATTGTCAAGAAAAGGCAGAGAGATACCTTTCTTGATAAGAATCTAATTGGCCAAGCAGATTCATAAAGAAAACATCAAACAAGATAACTTAGGTTATAATATTCATCTCATAAAGAGAAAGATGTTAAAAACAATTGAATATAAGGAGGTGTCTAATCAATGATAGATCATGAGAAACAAGTTTATACACTTGTCAGCAATGCATTAAAAGAAAAGTTTGAAACTATTCAAACAACAGATCAGAAATTAAGATTTTATGATTCAACATATCCAGTGATTTCATTAATTCAAACAGATAATTATGTTTTGCAAGATAGTCGTTCATTCGATGATTTGGGAACAAATAATGTTGAGCAATATGAGATTGAAATTCAATCTCAAACTGGTATGGATGAAATCAAAGCAATTATGATAAGTGTTGATGATGCTATGCGACAACTTGGGTATATAAGGACATACTGTGGATTAGATACACAAGATAAAGAAACAAAGTTAAAAAGATTGATGCAGTATCAAACTGCATTATAAGGAGGAAATTATTATGTCAAATATTGCTATGAGTACAGCTGGAGTCACAGTGAACTATGCAGTTGAAGCAACTGCTGGAACAAGACCAACTATGGGATATATTCAAATTCCTAATATCAAAAGTGTTCCTGAGATGAACCCATCTCCAGAAACATTAGAAACAACTGATTTGAGTCAAACAGAATTCAAGACATATGTTGAAGGTTTAAAAGATTTAGGAGGAGCATTAGCTTTTTTAGCAAACTTTACTACAGATTTAGAAACAGCTTGGAATGCATTAGTAGATGCTTATAAAGCAGCTAAAGAAGAAGGAAAATCAGTTTGGTTTGAAATCAAACATCCTGGTTTAGAAAAATCAGTTTATTTTACAGGACAACCAAGTGCTATGGGATTACCAGCAATGGCAGTTAACGCTGTTTTGGAAACAAACTTATATATTACACCAACAAATGCACCAACTTGGCAAGCAAAATCAACAGTAGCACCTGCTGAATAATTTATAGGAGGAATGAATCAATGTCTAAAACAATTCAATTTACATACAATGATGTGGATTACACATTAGAATACACAAGAAAAACATTAGAAAAAATGGAGGCTGATGGTATCGTATTAGCAGATATGAATAAAAAGCCTGTGACTATTTTACCAAAGCTTTTTGAATATGCATTCTATGCACATCATAAACGCATTAAAAAAGCGGAAGTTGATAATATCTTCCACTTATTCACAAACAAAAATGATATGTATAATAAGTTATCAGAAATGGCAACAGATACATTAAATACATTATTTGAAGAGGATAACTCAAAAAACGCAATAAGTTGGAAGGCGAGTTTTTAGACACTGAGGATTCTCTTTCCAACAAAACATATACAGAAATATTTAAAGAAGTTCTTCCCTTTTATTTATCCATTGGTATGACTTATGATGAATTCTATCTCCAAGATGTAGAACTGGCTAAATTCTATAGACAAGCCTATGAAATAAAAGAAGATCGACATAACTCACATATGTGGTTACAAGGTATGTATATTTATGATGCTATTTCAACGTCACTATATAATGTATTTTGTCGAAAATCTGGGCAACAAGCATCGTCATATCCATCAAAGCCATATCCAATGACGAATGAACAAAAAGAAGAAGATCAACAATTAACAGTTGCAGAGGAACAGGCTAAAGCGAAAGTCTGGATGAGTACTTTGGTTAATTGTTATCAATGAGTAAAACACCACAATCTGTGGTGTTTTCATCTTATAGATTCAATAATTCTTTCTTTTTCTTGTCAAATTCTTCTTGAAATAAAATTCCCATATCCAGAAGTTCTTTCAACCTTTTGACTTCTTCAATAGGATCATTTGTATTATTTTCTTGAGGAATATTATTTTCCTCTTTTTTTGTAATGATTTCTAACTTTGCTAAATCTTCATCACACATCTTAATTAAGTCTTTAGCCATCTCACTATTTGTTTTCGTATTTCTGGTAATATAGTTTACATAAACACAAGGTTTGTCGAAATTATTAAGATTTAATTTGATTTGCAAATTAGAAATATATTCACCATTATTGAGTGAAGAGAGGGCACCAATAAGTGAACCAACTCCCCCAGCAATATACTTACCAGAAGCTGTATTTTTCAACATATCATTATTGATAACTTGTTTATCACAAACTATTTGATAGCTATTGATATCAGTAAAAGAAATAGAATCATATGGTGGAGAGATATTTAACTTGTTCATTGGTCTAACTTTTTTATCTAAATTACCTTTATTTAATATTGTAAGTTTATTATTTTCTTTTTCGAAAAGTAAACGCTTTGTATAGGGGAGAAGTATTTCATATAATTCTTTCATTTCATCATATTGATTCTTTTTAAAAACTATCTGAAAAGGAGTAGTATCATCTGTAACAATAATAAAAGTTCCTCTGCCTTGAGAATTAACTTCTCCTAGTTTTATCCATTCAAGATGTGCTAAATGTAGATTTTCTTTTGTAATACT